GCTAACTACGACAACCCGTTGGATGCCGACATTGACGCTACCGACTTCGTATCGCAAAAGATGCTGATTCGTCGTGAGCGTATCTGGGCTGAAAAGTATTTCAAAACTGGTGTATGGACCACAGAAATTTCCGGCGTAGCTTCTTCTCCTTCCACCGGGCAAACGTTGCACTTCAGCAACGATGCTTCTGATCCTATCAAGGTTATCTCTGACCAAGCGGTACTCATGGCAAGCAAGACTGGCTACAAGCCTAACTGCTTTGTTATGTCCCCGTTTGTGTTCTATGCCTTGAAAAATCACCCCGACATTCTGGACCGTATCAAGTATACCCAGAAGGGCATCGTAACTGCCGACCTGCTGGCTACCTTGTTCGAAGTTGAGAATGTATATGTTACATGGGGCGTTGTAAACCTGGCTAACCAAGGTGCTGCCGATGACATCAACTTCATCATGGGCAAACATGCCTTGCTGTGCTACGTTCAACCTCGTCCGGCATTGAAGAAACCTTCCGCAGGCTACATGTTCGCATGGACCGGTCTGCTGGGTGCCGGTGCTCTCGGTAACCGTATCTCCCGTATCCCGATCGATCTTCTGGGTATCGGTACAGAGCGTATCGAAGGTGACATTGCGTTTGACGTCAAGGTCATTGCTCAAGACCTTGGAGTATTCTTTAAGGACATTGTTGCTTAATGCAACTTTGGGTAGTAAAAAGACCTTTTCGGTCTAACCTTGGATGGCATCCTGTAGGGTCTATCATCACAGACCCTACAGGCATTCGTTTATTCAAGCTTAAAGTCAGTGACGGCAAGGTTGTAGAGATCACTGATAACAACCTTGAAAACCTCACTGACTTTTTTAAAGTCCGAATAGGTATTGACCTTCCTACAGTGATTGAGGAAGTTCTGGCTAACCTGCCCGAACCTAAGCCTGAATCACCCAAAGAAGAAGAGCTTACGCAGGGCAACGTTAACGACGGTAATGAGCAGACCGACGGTGCCGATGCCACTGGTGAGCCTACTGTAGATGGTGAGCCTACTGTAGATGGTGAGCCTACTGTAGATGGTGAGCCTCCTGTAGATGGTGAGCCTACTGTAGATGGTGAGCCTACTGTAGATGGTGAGCCTCCTGTAGATGGTGAGCCTACTGTAGATGGTGAGCCTCCTGTAGATGGTGAGCCTCCTGTAGATGATGCACCTGTCTATTCTGAGACAGAGCTCAAAGTTCTGGCCATGGCTGAAAAGCTTGGCATAGACGTGACAGGTAAGCCTATCGCTCAGGTGGTTGAAGAGATTAAGTCCTTACATATGAAAGGAAAGTAGGTGATATAATGGCTTGGACATACTCAGGAGACCCTTCTTCGTCTGAACTTGATCGGTACAGGTTTCTGATAGGTGATACAGACGTTGATGATAAGGTCCTGCAAGATGAAGAAATAAATTTCATTATTGCAGAGTATCCTGACAATGCTTCTCGCATGTATCACTTATTCAGTCAGGCGGTACTGGTGTTCGGTAGAGCAATAAAGCGCACACTAGGACCTCAGTCTGAAGACCCTTCTGTGAGGACTGCGTTCTTTTCTGCTAAGGCAAAGGAGTACGAGCAAAAGCTGATCTCTTCGTCAGGGTTAACGCAGCCAATCTCAACTCCTATAATATTTAGGAAGGGGATGCATGACAATGTTTAAGTCGTTGAAAAAATGGCTTGACGTTGCCGTCACATTACATGTGTGCCTTTCCGAAAATAAAATGGGTGATAAGACATTTGCGGCAGACACCACTATGATGGTGTACCCAGTGAAGAAGACTCAAGTGGTAGTTAATAGGCAGGGCAAGGAAGTTACTTCGTCTATTACCTTATACACAGAAGGAACTACAATAGCTAAGGAATCTGATGAAGTTACTTTTGAAGGTGCAAGGTATCCTGTTAAAGCCATAGGAGTTTTCTACACGAAAGGTGCACCGGATATAAAGGTGGTGTATCTGTAATGGCGAGAGGCGGCAGAGCGTCATTTACGGTAAATGCAAACGAGTTTAATAGACGTTTGGAAGTCGCTTTACGTAAAGTAGAGAACGGCACCAAAAGGGCTACGCTCGAGGCAGTAAAAGAAATATACCGTGAATCACAAAGACAGGTGCCTAGGGATACTGACACATTGGCTCAAAGCGGCTTCTATGAAGTGAGAGGCTACAAAGGTAACTTCCAGGGTACAGTTGGTTATGGAGGTAATGGCAACCCTGTAAACCCTAAGACTGGTAGTAAGGCTACAGACTACATGATAATTGTGCATGAAGATCTTAGCGCTTACCATCCTGTAGGTAATGCAAAATTTCTTGAGATACCTGTTAGGATGTACCAATCTAAAATGGGCGCAAGGGCATCGCACTTCATCAGACAGGAGTTGAGTTAATATGCCGGACTTAATTACTGACATAGAAACCTTCTTGTCTAATGGAATGACGTTACCAGAAGTGTACCATGATACAATGCTGGATGATCCTGATGAAGTCTTGGCTATCTATGAGTATGCTGGTGCCAATAGTCCATATCCCGCTATAAGCGCCAATCTTCGTACATTTCAGCTGGTGGTTAGAAGCAGGTCAGCCATGAATGCTCGTGCTAAATGTAAGGAAGCATATGATCTAGTGTCTTCTACTGAGGATGATGGAGTGCTTAACCTTAATGGCCGTGAATGCGTAGTGGCTACTATGCAGAGCCCATTCAAGCTGAAAGTTGATGATAAAGATAGAACGTACTATTGCTTCAATCTTGTAGTTACTACTCATAAGGAGGGTACTTAAAATGGCTAAAGGCGTAAGAATTGGTTTGCGTAACCTGGTTTACGCAATCCTTGATAATGACCCGGAAAGCGGCGGCGTTGCGTCTTACCAAGCACCGAAACGTGTGCCCGGTATCATTGCAGCAAACCTTACTGCAAACGCATCTGCTGAATCCCTTTTCGCTGATGACGGTGCGTATGACACGGCAGCTACTACCGGTCAGCTTCAGCTGGAGTTGAACATCGCAGAAATTCCGCTGTCTACAGTATCTGAATGGCTGGGCTCCAGCAAATCCGGTGGTATTCTCACCGACAAGGGTGGAGACGTTGCACCTTGGGTTGCGGTGGGCTTCAAGACTCTGAAGTCCAATGGCAAGTACCGGTACGTTTGGTTCCTGAAGGGCAAGTTCAGCGTGCCTGATGAATCTAACGAAACTAAGGGCGACGCCATCAACTTCCAAACCGACACCATCACTGCCACATTCGTAAAACGTGATTGTGATGATGCATGGCGTAAACGCGCAGACGAAGACGATGTTGACTACCTGCCGGCTATCGGTACCAACTGGTTCAACGACCCGTATGCTGGTATGGCCGGTTCTACAGCACCCACAATCCAGACTGTTACTCCGGCAAACAACGCTACTGCCATCGCAGTTGGTTCCAGCGTTGTATGGACTTTCAGTGAAGCGCTGGCACTTAGCACTGTTATCCCCAGTAACTTCATGGTGGTTGTAGATGCTTCCGGTGCAGCAGTTGCAGGAGCGCTCTCCATCAATGTTGCGCGTACTATCGTTACATTCACACCCGCAGCTGCTCTCACAGCAGCTACTGCGTACCGTGCTATCGTTTCTACGGGCGTAGCAAACCTGTCCGGTATCAAGCTCGCAGCCCCTAGCATTATTAAATTTACAACGGCGTAACAAATCAGCAGTGTACCGTGGCATAGAGCTGCGGTACACTGACTTAAGGAGGATATTAAAATGGCTAACAGTAGGCAAGTTAGAAACAAGCCTGTAATGCTGGTACTCGGGGGTAGAGAGCGTTATTTCAAGTTTGATATGAACGCTTTTGTTGAGCTGGAAAATAAGTACGGCAGTGTTGATGCAGCCATGAAAGCGCTTGAAAGTGGCAAGATGAAAGATATGCTCTACGTTATGTGGGCAGGTTTTATTCATGATGAAGCTGTGCTTGATGAGGTAACAGGCGAGCCTATCAAGTACAATATCACCCCCTACTCTGTAGGTAGATGGATGGAAGAACCGTCTATGCTGCAGGAGGCCAGCAACGCGTTGGCAGTTGCTATGGGTGCTAGCTTGCCTGAAAACGAGGGTAAAAAGGCTGCCAAGAAAAACGAGCCTCAGCAACTTCTGCCTGAAGGTGCTGCCACCGTTGTATATACCGAGGAAGAGAGTGAACAGGAAAAAAACTCCTAATCCAACGTGTTGAAGAAGAGGCCATGACTACCGTTGGCGACGATGGGTGGGATTGGCCTTTTCTACTGTACGTTGGATTAGCTATACTTCATGTTCCTGAAAAGTACTTCTGGCGTATAACACCTCGCAAGTTTCAGTCACTAGTTCGTGCACACGCAACTGTGAACTCGTCGGAAGGCGGGAAACATAGTGGTTCAAAGAAAGAAGGCCATATCGACGATGTTGATATTTAAGGAGGTGAGAGAATATGGCCTTTAATGCAGGACAAATCATAGCTTCTCTTGGTTTGAATACGTCTAATTTCATATCAGGTATTAAGGCTGCGCAAGCAGCGGCAGGAACAATTGCAAGAACTATGGCTCAAGGTTTCGGTATGTCTACTCAGAACAACATCAACAACACAGCTCGTGGGATAAACAATCTTGGTAATGCAGCTAAGAAAACTGCTAACAGTCTTAAGGATATTGAAAGAATTGTTGGTGGCATTATCATTGCACAGGGTTTTTACACACTGCTGCAGAACATAAAAGAAGGTACCGCCGCTTTATTCGAGTTCAGTAATAACATGGAAGTAGCAGGTATTGCTATGGAATACTTCCTTGGTAATGCCACGCGCGCAAAAGAGTTTATTCGTGTAATGCAAGAACTGGCTGCTAATACACCGTTCTCTACTGAGCAGGCCCTGGAACAATCTCGTAGGCTTATGGCCATGGGATTCGACCCATCATCTGTTAAGCATGTAATGACCATTATGACAGATGCTGCAGCAGCTACAGGTGCTACAGCAGAACAAATGAATAGAATAATTCTTGCCTTAGGACAAATGCGTACTAATGGTAAGATAGCCGGCCAGGAGCTTAGACAGTTAGCTGAAGCCGGCATTCCTGTTTACAAAATACTGCAAGAAGAGCTTGGCCTTACGCAAGAACAATTAAGAGAAATAGGCAAGCTTCAAATAAGCGGTGACCTTGGTGTAGGCGCCGTCCTTAAGGGCTTGGAAAAGCACTATAAGGGAGCAGGCGACCGAATTGCCGATACCACGTTTGGTATGATTGGCACTATCAAGGATGACATGCTGATCTTAGGTAATGACTTATTCCAGCCTTTATTTAAAGGCGTGAATAAGACCATGAGAAAGGTCAGGGACAGACTGGAGAAAATGAGAGAAACGCTGTTTAAGTCAGGCATTGGCGGAGTTTTTGAGTCGATGTTTGATAAAGAGCAGCAGGCACAGATACGTAGTATTATAGCTTCATTTCGGTCTATAGGTGATAGCATAGGTGCTATCATAAAGGCCTTTGCTCCAGCGGGTAGAGAAATAGGTAGTATACTTGTTGGTGCGTTCCAGAAGGTAATTGTAGTAGTAGCCGGCGTAATGAAAGCAATAGCAGGCATTGTAGCAGCTATAACACAAGCTGCTCCATGGGTGCGTAATTTAGCTGTAGCATTAGCCATGCTAGGCATAGCCAGTACCGTGGCGAAGGCTTTATTCCTTTTGTGGCGTATAACAGGTATGGGTGCAATCTGTGCGGCGGTTG